CTCGACCACACAGAAACACCCGCTTGGTACCATTGTGCGGGCTAAAGATCCAACCTACGGAGAAGGTGAGTTCATCTATCTCAAAGGTGTGGCTTCTACGACTGTTGGTCTTTGGGTGACATATAATGTCAGCTGGCAGTCTGCCCTTGCTACAAGTGCCGTTAATACACCGAGCCCACATGCTGTGGCCATGTCAGCTTGCGTTGCTGATGAATATGGTTGGTACCAAATCGGTGGATTGGCAGTTGCTAGTAAAGCTCTTGCCACCTCACTTGCAGCTGGAGCGATAGTTGCTACAGCAAGCGGTGAAACAATCGCTGCCGCTACATCCAATACACTGGAAAGTGCCGTGGTTGCTGTGGTTGCTTCTGCAAATACGACAGCCAACGTGCTAACCGTTCAGGTCATGATTGATCGCCCAGCGGGTCCAGCGTCGGACTAGGTGTCGGGCCTCCTTAAGGATTTGGGGGTCCTGGTTTTTAATAATAATATTAAAAACAAGTCTATGTTGCGGCTGGTCAGGAATGATCAGCCGCTCTATTAAGGTACTATATGACAGCTCCTACTAATGAAGTCGTGCAGATGGAATATAAAAATCCGGATGCATCCATGAGCTTGTTCGTTCCTGTTCGAGTTATTGCAAATACTCCTGATGAAGACCTAGAGAGGAATATAAGGATTAATTCAGCCAAAGACTTGACATGGCTAAAGTCTGCGGAAGCACATGATGGAATTGCTATTCTTGTTGGAGGCGGTCCATCACTCAAAGATAAGATAGAAGATATACGAGAATATCAATTACATGGCGGAACCGTTTTCGCTATGAATGCAGCAAGCCAATATCTCAGAGAGCATGGAATAGTAGTTGATTATCAATGCATTATTGATGCAAAAGAGGAAACAGCAGAACTTGTTGATAACTTAGCGATAGATCATCTTTTTGGCTCTCAAGTTGATCCAAAGACAATGGATTCTGTTGCTTCACCAATAGTCTGGCATTTGGATATTGGCGATATAGAACAGTATTTCCCTGAAGATCGAGTAAAGAAAGGTGGTTATGCTTTGTTAGGTGGCGGGGTTGCGGTAGGGAATTCTGCCTTATGTGTGGCATATGTCCTTGGATACAGGGACCTGCAAATATTTGGTTATGACTCATCTAATAGAGAGAATGAGTCTCACGCCTATGATCAGCCGATGAATCGTTTTATCCCTAATGTGGAAGTAGAATGGGCTGGTAAGAAATTTACATCATCTGTTGCAATGAAAGCGCAAGCAGAGAAATTCCAACTAACGGCGAATGCTCTTAAGGAACACGATTGTGACTTGACAGTACATGGCGATGGTTTATTGCCGACTATGTACAACACTTCATATCATGATTTATCAGAAAAAGAAAAATACCAATTGATGTGGCAATTCGACGCTTACAGGAATGTATCACCAGGCGAGCATATTGCCGATTTCTATCTTAATAAATTCAAACCTGAAGGCACGATTATTGATTTTGGTTGTGGTACTGGAAGAGCTGGCATTAAATTCAATGCTCATGGAATAAACACCCTATTAGTAGATTTTACGGACAATTGTCGAGACAGAGAAGCCGCAACCATTCCATTCCTCCAATGGGATTTAACTAACAAACTACCTGTAGACGCATTAAATGGATTTTGTACAGATGTTATGGAGCACATCCCGACAAATGACGTATCGACAGTCATTTTAAATATTATGAATTCTGCTGATAAGGTATTTTTCCAGATCAGCACAATAGACGATGTAATGGGAGCAGCTATAAATGAGCCCTTGCATCTTACAGTAAAGCCTTATGAGTGGTGGAGAAGCAAATTCATCTCAAGCGGCTATCATATTGAATGGGCAGATGAACAAGAATCAGCCGTATTATTTTATGTAACTAATCCAGACAGGAGAAAGACATGTCAGTAGGTGAAATTTTAGAGCGTGATGAAAATCGTCCGGCATATGTTCGATTTGAGCGACGTGCAGTAACTGATAGTGAGAGGACATTATCTGAGGGGCATCACGTATCAAAGGATGAAGATTACGCGCTAATCACCCCGCCATATTCAAAGGATGTTGTAGAGAAAAAGGTAGCGGCATGGTTCGTGTCGGTTGAGAAGAATGTGCGTGCAGGTCGGATTCCTCAAAAGCATCTCGACTTGTGGAAAGAGTCCTACAGGCGTTGGCAGGATGGACAGGAGCCGCCAGTAGATGGAACACCTATAAAGGACTGGAGTTCTGTTTCTCCAGCGCAATGCAAGAACCTTCTGAATGCTGGATGCAGGTCTGTTGAGGATCTTGCACAAGCTAATGATGAAGCTATGCGGCGCCTTGGGATGGGAGCCCATGACCTAAAGAACAAGGCTAGGGCTTGGCTACAAGCAGCTAAGGACCATGGTCCGCTCACAATGCAGATAGCATCGCTTGAGAAAGAAAATGACCAATTAAAAGGGACAATCCAATCTCTGCAGGATCAAATCAAACGGTTTGAAATTCGTATGGATGCTCAGGATGGTGAGTCTAATAACCAGCAGCATAGTGACCATCCATATCCTTCATCCATGGAAAGTACAACTCTTACTGGAGGTCTTGAAAAGACACCAGCAGAGCGCTACGAAGAAAAATTCGGAAAGAAACCACATCATCTGATGAAGCCAGAAACTATCCTCAAAAAGCTACAGGAATAAGCTATGAGCCTGCTAACTACTGTTCAGAGGTTTTGCCGTAGAACCAATATCACAGTTCCGACTGTGGTTATTGATACGACGGATACGCAAATTGCTCAGATTTATTCTCTTCTTGAAGAAGAGGGGAACGATCTATCTGGGCGCGGTAGTTGGCAGGTACTAACTCGGGAGGCAGTATTTACAACGGTAGCTGGAGAGTCTCAAGGGCCGATCGCAGACATAGCTGATGACTGCTTCAGGTATATCAAAAACGACACAATTTGGGATAGAACAGAAAATCTCCCGATATTGGTTATTGATGGCCCAGATTGGCAAGCTGAGAAGGGATTCGCGAATACAGCTCCTCGCTACATGGCAAGAATTAGGGGCGGCGAATTACTAGTCACTCCTGATGCTGTAGCGGGGAATACATGGGCTTTTGAATATGTCACATGGGCCTGGATAAACTGTGGTAGACAGCAATATTTCACAAGAGATACTGACACCATAGACCTGCCTGAGACTATTATTCAGATGGGCCTAAGATGGCGATGGAAGAAAGAAAAAGGCTTCGAATATGCCGAAGATTTCAGGACATATGAAAAGCTGGTAGAAAATGCTCTATCAAGGCAGGGTTTGCAGAAAGTATTGCATCAAGATAACAGGGAGCATCAATCATCTCCTAAAATCATAATCAACCAAGGATTTTGGCCGTTGCCGTGAGACAAGCAATACGAACAAAAGCGCCTCGTGCTCAAACTGTTGATGTTTATAGTACGCCAGCACCTGTTGGGGGCTGGAATGCCAGAGATGCTCTGGCCAATATGCCACCAACTGATGCGACAAAGCTCATTAATTGGTTCCCCACTACATCAGATGTAAGGATGCGAGGCGGTAGAGAGGAATATGCCTCAGATATCACAGGCCTTGTAAAAACCTTAGCTGTTTACAATAAGCTTGACGGTAATAGTGAAATGTTCGCCGCCTCTGATACTGATGTTTATGATGTATCGTCTCCAGGTGTAGCAGCAGCTCAATCAGCAACTGTGACAGACGGGGAGTTCCAATACACCAATTTTGGTGATGGCACGACCAACTGGCTGATTATGGTCAATGGTGTTGATAAACCTTTATATTACGACGGCGCTGTATGGCTCTCTGTTGATTCAGGAACAAGTCCTGCACTAATAGGATTACCTTCAACAGATATAATCAATGTGAGCCAATATAAGGGTAGGCTTATCTTTGTTGAAAAGGATTCATTGTCATTTTGGTATCCATCGGCTAATGCGGCTGGCGGTGACTTAATAGAATTCGATCTTTCCTCATTATGCAGGAAGGGCGGATATTTGATGTGGACAGCAACCTGGTCTTTTGACTCTGGTGATGGCCCAGATGATGCCTTGGTATGTATGACATCTGAAGGTGAGGTTGTTGTATATCGTGGCACTGATCCTTCTACAGCTTCACAATGGGTTCTGACAGGCGTTTATTTTGTTGGAAAGCCATTAGGCCGCAGGAGCCATGTTAAGTTTGGCGGTGATTTGATTGCCATTATCCAAAATGGGGCTTTCCCATTATCAACTGCATTGCAGTCTGCTCAGATCGATTCAACATTTGCACTAACCAATAAAATCGAAGATGCCTTTAATGAGGTTGCTGCTTCATATGGGGATAATTTCGGATGGGAAGCGACATTATATCCAGCTGAAGAAGCTTTAATCTTCAATATCCCGATAGCAGAAGGTGGTGAGCATAAGCAA